CTATCGAAGTCTTGTATCCGGCTGGCCTCGCCAAGATTCAAGGGCGTGACGTAGAGGTGAAAGAAGCTTATTCAGTGGGTTATGCCTTGCCGACTTCTGATCGTGTGAGACCTGGATTTGTTGATGAGCATGGCGCATGGATACCCGTTAAAAACATTACAGCGAGTGGCACCGACGGCACAACTGTTTACAATATGGAAGTTGAAGAAGATAACTCCTATACCGTTGAAGATGTGGCCGTTCATAATTGCCAGGGCTTCAGCACAGCCGGTAAGCGTGACTTTGACGATGATCGCAATCAGCTATTCCGTGAGTATGTGCGGTTACTGCGTGGACTACAGCCCAAGGTATTCGTCATGGAAAACGTAAGCGGCATGGTCAAAGGCAAAATGAAACTCATCTTTGCTGAGATATTGCGGGAGTTAAAAGCAAGCGGCTACAGGGTAAGCGCTAGACGACGTAATGCCATGTACTTTCATGTGCCGCAAAGCCGGGAGCGCATGATATTTATTGGTGTGCGGGAAGACTTGGGGATTGAGCCAAGTCACCCGAAGGCGGAAAGTCAGCCGTTAACGGTGCATGAAGCAATTGGTAGCTTGTCCGGCTTTATGGATGCGCCTAGACTATCGCCCTTGCATACAAGGTATTGGAATGAGGCAAAGCAGGGGGAGGGGCTTGGTAACTACAATTCATCACCTAAATTAAACCCGAATCATGCTTCTCCTACAATTCGCAAGGATGCCGGATACGGTGGATTGTTTCATCCTTATGAATGCAGACCAATAAACACGCGTGAACGCCAGCGGCTTGGAAGTTTCCCAGATCTCTACAGATTTACAGATTGGGGAAGTGCTTGTAATCGCATCGGGAACAGCGTGCCGCCGCTGCTCATGGAAGCAATTGCACGTCACATCCGGCAGGAAATATTGAGCAAGATTTAATCATGGCCAAACGACAGCAGGAGCGCTACAAACCGGAGCAGGTCATCGAGGCACTACGCAAATGCCGCGGCATCCCCGCACGGGCTGCCACAATGCTTGATTGTGACCGGCAGACGGTGCTGAACTACTGCAAGAAATACCCCAAGGTACAGGCGGCGCGTGAGGAAGCGAAGGAAACGCTGAACGACTGGGTTGAGTCGCAAATGATTAAGCGCATCGAGGCCGGCAGCGATACCATGATGATTTGGTGGAGCAAGACGCAGATGCGATCAAGAGGCTACAGTGATCGGCAGGAGTTGACCGGTGCTGATGGTGGGCCGATTCAAACCGAGCAGAAGATGAAGCCTGACCTGTCGAAACTGACCGTTGACGAACTGCTGCAATTGCGTTCAATGATAGCCGCACAGAACAAAAAGCGCCGCTGCTACGGCACAGAGTTGGACGCCGGTTATGTCGCGGTAATCCTTGACCGCTTCCTCCGGCACACAGGTATCAAGCCGGAGCTACTCACCTAATGGCCGCACGCGAACAGTACACCGCCGAGCAAGTGGCGCAAGCAATCATCAAGGCGCAAGGCATCCTTGTGGGCGCTGCGCAGGCGCTTGGTTGCTCACGGCAGACGGTGGACAATTACATCAAGAAATACAAGACGGTCAAGGATGCTTACCAGGAAGCGAATGAAATCACCATTGATTTTGTGGAATCGGCGCTGCTGAAGAACATCAAAAAAGGCGATACCACGGCGATGATTTTCTTTTTGAAAACGAAGGCTAAACATCGTGGGTATGTTGAACGGCAAGAGATGACCGGCAAGGATGGCGGCCCAGTACAGACCGAATCCACCGTCAAGCCTGACCTGTCGAAATTAACCGTGGACGAGCTTTTGCAGTTGCGCACGATGGTGGCGAAGGCGACCGATGCAGCTACCGACGTTAAGTGAAATCAATGTGGCACTGGCGCGGCAGAGCCTAGCAGAGTTCACGACTTACACGATGCCGGAATATAAAATGAACTGGCATCACCGGCTGATGTGTGAGTACCTTGACAAATTTGTTCGGCTGGAAATTCCAAGGCTGATGATATTCGCCCCGCCACGGTCGGGGAAATCGGAGCTAGTTAGCCGCCGCTTACCGGCGTACATCCTGGGGCGCAATCCAGATGCACCGATTATCACGGCGAGCTATGGCGCTGACCTGGCACGGCGCATGAACCGAGATGTGCAGCGCATCATTGACGACTCAGCCTATCAACGTGTTTTTCCAGAAACGCGGCTTTCCGGTAAAAATATCAGAACTGTGGCCGGCGGTTCGTGGCTGCGCAATAGTGACGAATTCGAGGTAGTTGAGTATAGCGGCTACTATCGCGGGGCCGGCGTCGGTGGTGCTATCACTGGTATGGGGATGCTTTACGGGATCATTGATGATCCAGTAAAAAACCGTCAGGATGCATCAAGCGCTACGATTCGCCAGGGCCTATGGGATTGGTACGTGTCCACTTTTCGCACACGCCTGGCCCCAGGCGGCGGCATCCTGATTACGGTGACGACATGGCACGAAGATGGGTTGGAAGCACGATTACTCAATCTGGCCGAGTCCTCGCCCAAAGCTGATCAATGGACGGTGCTTCGACTGCCGGCCATTGCCGAGGACCCGGTAGCGCCATACGACATCCGGCAACCGGGTGAGGCGCTATGGCCGTCACGTTATAGCCGTGACGAACTGGATGCCACCAGGATTACACTAGGTAGCTACGAATGGAATGCACTCTACCAGCAGCGTCCATCGCCTGACAGTGGCGGCATTCTCAAGCGGCATTGGTGGCGATATTGGAAGCCAAGAGGCGTTAATCTGCCACCGGTTGCCGTTAGAGTGCCGGAAGAAAAAAGGCCAGACGGCACGATTCTGGACGCCTATATGCTTGAAATGGAAGCGGTCGATCTCCCTGCCACCTTCGAGGAGATGTTGCAGAGTTGGGACATGGCGTTTAAGGCGACCGACTCCAGCGACTACGTAGCCGGCCAGGTGTGGGGGCGAGTGGGTACATCAAAATACATGCTTGACTATTACAAGGAGCGCGCCGACATCAATGCGTCAATCAAGGCCGTGTCAGCATTTACCGACAAATGGCCACGGGCTTACACGAAACTAATAGAGGATAAAGCCAACGGCCCGGCAGTCATCCAGTCGTTGCAGGGGAAGGTCGACGGGCTAATTGCCGTTAATCCAGAGGGAGGCAAGGAGTCACGCGCTCACGCCGCATCACCATCGGTCGAGTCGGGCAACGTCTACCTGCCGCATCCAGCGCTGTATCCGTGGGTCAATGAGTTTATTACGAATTGCGCTGCATTTCCAAACGGGTCGCATGATGACGATGTGGATGCGTTCACGCAAGCAATGATTCGGTGGCAGGGACATAAGCCGTTGCCATCCGGCATGGATTTAAGCGGCTTTGCACAAACTAGCAAGTGGAGAATATAGACATGGCTCGTGTTGACTTAATGGAACTTGGCGAGACTGGCCTACAGAAGTCAGGTGGTCAGGTATATGAGGAGTTTTTACGCGAGCTGCGCGGTGACCGCTGGCTGAAGGTTGTGCGTGAAATGGCGGAGCAGGACAGCGTGGTGGTAGCTATTCTGTTCGCTGTTGAAATGCTGCTGCGTCAAGCTGACTGGGAGATTGAGCCAACAGATAACGACATCGAAACCGCTGAGTTTGTCGAATCCTGTTTTGATGACATGTCGCTGTCGTGGGAAGACACCATGACAGAAATCCTCACCATGCTGCCGTATGGTTACAGCTATCTTGAGACAGTCTACAAGAAACGTGGCGGCGATGTTGACGATCCAACCAAGCGCAGCAAGTACAGTGACGGGCGCATCGGGTGGCGCAAGTGGGCGATCCGCAGCCAACACACTCGCTACATGTGGGAGTTTGACAAAGGTGGTGGGATTCGGGGCATGTGGCAGACGCTGGAACAGGGAACGCCCGTTCTTATTCCGATTGAAAAGGCGCTTCTATTTCGCACGACCACGCACTTGGGTAACCCAGAGGGCCGCAGTATCCTGCGCGGTTGTTACCGCTCATGGTATTTCAAAAAACACCTGGAGAACATCGAAGGCATCGGCGTGGAGCGTGACCTTGCCGGCTTACCTGTGGCCCATGTGCCGCCTGAATTGCTGTCATCCGCGGCTAGCCCAGAGAATCAGCAGTTGTATTCGGCCATTAAGGAAATTGTGACCAGCATCCGGCGCGATGAGCAGGAGGGCATTGTGTGGCCCCTTGCCTACGACGAAAATGGGCGTGAACGCTTTAAGTTGGAATTGCTGAGTACGGCCGGATCACGACAGTTCGACATCGGCGGTATTATCAGCCGTAAGAATAGCGAAATCGCAATGGCCGTCCTAGCTGACTTCATTCTGTTGGGGCATGAGAAAGTCGGTAGCTATGCGTTATCAGCGACCAAATCCAGCATGTTCAAAACAGCGCTAAAAGCATGGCTGGATAGCATTGCCGATGTAATCAATACCTACGCCATTCCCCGCCTGCTACGTGTGAATGGTATGCAGGTTACGGCGCCGCCACGGCTAGCGTTTGGCGGTGTTGGTGAAATTGACCTTGACGTACTGATGACCTTCGTCAAAGAGGCAAGCGCCGCCGGCATGGAGTTATTCCCATCCGTGGAGATTGAAAACGATCTACGGTCTAAGATGCGGCTGCCACTGCTCACAGAGGATGATGTGACGAAGCGGATGAAACAAGACCAACAAACGCCGCCAAATCCATCGTCCGAACCGGCGCAAGATGCTAGGCAGGCGGCAGAAGATGCCGCAATGGTTGAGGCGGCGCAGCGGATTTTATTGCGGGGTAGCGTATGACCCAATGGGCGGAACAGCAAATTGCTGCATTGCTGGAATTGGGTTTTGATTTGGCTGATGCGCAGGCGTCTGTAAAATGGGTGCTGTCTACCATGCCACAGGGCGCAAATCCCGATACATGGATGCCCACCGCTATTGACCTTGATGCAAATATAGACGCAGCCGCCATACAGGATGCCCGTGTCGCCTGGTACAGCGACGACGCGGTGCCCGGACGATATAAGCGAATGCTAGACGCAAGGACGCCCACCAATGGCTGACGTGCTGCCGGGATTTACTTTTGACCGACAATCAAACCGATACCGCGCAACTGACACAGGGCGCTTTGTGGGGCGGCAGGATGTATTGCGGCTGCTGGATGCCAACATTGACAGCACGTCCAGTCGCCTGGCATCTTTGGCCACTGCATTACATGAGAAGCAAATTAGCCCTGGCATTTTTGTAGATCGGATGCGCACCGAGATCCGGCGCCTGCATTTGCAGAACCGTGCGTTGGCCGCTGGCGGCTGGGACAACTTGACGCCCCGCGACTATGGCGCCATCGGGCGCAAGTTGCGTGACGACTATAGCCGCCTGATAAACTTCGCCAACGATATTCGCGACGGCAATTCAACGCTGGCTCAGTCGTTAAATCGGGCAAACATGTATGCTGGCCACGCCCGCACAAATTTTTGGGAAGCAGAGCGTGATCGGGCCGTGCCAAGTTCACCCGACATGCGCATTGTCGAACGTCGCATGTTGGGTATAGCTGAACATTGCCCGACATGCATGCGGCTGTATGACATGGGGTGGCGCCTTATCGGTGAATTACCAATTCCCGGTGATGGTAGCACAGAATGCAAAACGAATGACCGTTGTCGTCTCATTCGTCGTGAAGTGCCGTATTGGGAACTAGACCAGTGGATAGGGCGCAGGGGTGGAGGAAGCAACGCACCGACAACAGAAACAACGGCCCCGCAGTTTGTGACTACGGCGTACAGCCCGGCACAGAACACGATTGACGCATCTGTGCGCTACACCAAAGACCAGATCGCCGCCTACTCTAAAGGCGAAGGCGTAACGCCCGAAGTCTATGAGCAGCGTGTCAAGGATGCGCTCAAGGAGCTTATGGACGGCAAGCCGATCCAAATGCAGTTTCCGTCAGGGCTTGCCGACCAATTACTTGAGTCTAGGCGATTTAAGACGCAGTTTGAAACCGGTTCGTCAGGTGGCATCCTTGATACAGATGAACGTTCGTTGGGCGAGTACCTTGGGCTAGGTCTACCCCGCAATCTAGATCCGTCATTGCGTCCGGTTTATGGCTACGTTAAATCCTACCGTGGACAAGAGCAGGATGTCGGCAGAACGTTTGGCGACCTAACTTTTGTGCTGAAAGACGAAGTGCGTCAACGGGCCGGCTACACGGCCGGTGATTCGCTTTACGGTTTCCGTTCAGGCTTTGTTGTATCGTCACCTATTGACGAAGTAAAATTGGAATCGATGGGCGTCAGCACGCGTTACCTTCATGAGTATGCTAAACTCAAAGGAACTATGGGCGCTCAAAAGGCTGCGAAACAGGTGTTCGACTATCTGGAGTATATCGAAGTGCAGATCAGGGATGGCGTCAAGTTGTCCGATATTAAAACGCTGATTGACCGCAACAATGCACTTACACCATCGCAGATTGACCAGTTCAAGCAGTTGGGCATAACCGTAAGGCGAGGCAAATGATGCAACTGGATAACCCGTACCTTATCTTAACGTCTGGGCAAATTAAAGTACTGGTGGCGCAAAGTGACCTGGGCCGCCTACGCCTGCCTGACACCATGTGCCAATTGTGGTCGCCGGAAAGTGGCTATGCACCACCGAAGCCACTACAACAAGCGTTGAAGTTTTTATATTACACCGAAGCCATTACGCCGCCGCAACCGTGGAGAGAACCGGAGGGTTAATGCAAATAGTTAATGGCGCGGCAGATGACACCATGACAATCAAAGACATTATGAAGCGCATTCCCACGCGCATGATTCGTTTTGTGCTGCGTATCGCCAGCTTGCAGCGTGGTCGCTACATGGTGTATTTAACGGTCGGAGATGGAGACATTGAATGGTCAGTGTGTCCAGTAGAAAGGGTGGAACGCTGATTTAGTGCAAGCTAACAAATAAATTCAGGTACTAGACAAAATAAAAAAGTCGTGCTATACTTTACGTAGTGAATCATGCGGCATCGTGGATGGACACGAGAAGAAGATGTTAGAGGTAGCGACAGCGGGCCAAGCCACCGATGAAACTGCTACCAGCCGGTATCAAGCCCGGCCCGCATGATCAACTTAATATATCAACGGCATGAAACGTTAGACACATGGCGTCTGTGACAGGGTAACACCTGTTGCAGACGCCTTTTTTATTTCTATGCCCACATACACATACAACGGGGTGACGGTTACGGCCACAGGGCGCAGACCATCAACCCGTGACGACAAAAAATATATGCGAACGGTTACCCGTGATGGCAAGGATTATCTTGTCCATTATGGAGATCCCAATATGCCGATGCGTCGGAGTAATCCAGAAGCACGGGCGAACTTTCTGGCTCGGCATAGTTGCAGCACAAAAAAAGACCCGTTGTCGCCCGGCTTTTGGGCGTGCATCGATTGGGATCGCACCGATGAAGGAAAAAGCATGACTGAGATTGCAGAGCTTCGCCAACAATACGCCGAGCTTTTTACCGTACCGCCTGACAGCAAATACACCGGCGTCATGGTGGCGCTGTATCCGTCCGCTGAAATGGCGGCGCAGATTGCGCAATCTATGGCAGGCGTAACAATGCCACCGGAAGAATTGCACGTTACGTTGGCGTACCTGGGCAGCGTGGATGCATTGACCGATGCGCAGATAGCCGGCGCTATCCTTGCCGCCAAAAAGGTCGCCACCTACAGCGAACCATTGACCGGCACAATCAACGGCGTTGGCAGATTTAACGCAAGCCAGTCCAGTGATGGACAAGATGTCATCTACGCCGTGGTCGATCTGCCTGGGCTTGATGATGTGCGCCAGTGGCTGAACAAGTGCATGGACGAGTACGAGATCGAGCCGGTCAAAAACCACGGATACACACCGCACATGACGCTGGCCTATATTGATTCCGGCAGCCCGTCACCTGTGTCGCTAATGCCAA